TTATGATGTCAATATCGGCTTGGCGGGTAGTGGAGTGGTTTATGACATTGCCAGACCCTACACCAGCGCAGGCAGGCTTAGTTAGTGTAGTGACAGGAGCCATGACCGGCGCATTTGCTGTGTGGTTGGGCCACGAAAAGGAAAAAGGCAATGGCTAGACCTAGAGCAGCACAGTTTGGCAGAGACATTGGTGTCTCGACGGCAGGAGCAAAAAAGCTTATAAATGAAGGACGGCGTCGTAACGACGGCGGCTCACAAGTTTTGGAGAGACACATGTCAGAAATGAAAGAAAAAGTAACCCCGCCCCGTCCGCTACCTCCAGAGGCTAGGGCGCGTAGAGAAAACTCTAAGATGTACAAGAAGAAGGGCCGTCCTAATCCTGGTGATCGGAACGAGAGAAAGAATCCTGGTCAGACAGATGTAGAGACTCGTGAGGCTGCTATGGGTACATATGTAGAAGCCGGAGACGGTAAGTACATGTCTTGTCGTGGTATGGGCGCAGCCATTAAAGGCGGCAAGTTTTCGGGAACAAGGTAATGCCTAGAGGTTTTGGTGGAGAAACTGCTGCTCAAGAAGCTAGGGGTCCAGGTGGAGGTGCGGCTTCTCCTGAGAGAGAACGTCAGGTAACAGAAGCACGTCAGCAAGCAGGATACGCGCAGGCCCAAAGAGACAAGGGCAGGGACAATGTCCAGGACTTTATGCTTGCCACAGGAAGAACCGAAACAAATCCATACGGAAACGAAGGGTTTTTTAGCCGAGTTTTCGGTATTGACCCAAAGAATATAAGCTATGCGAACAATATCCCCGGTGGGTCAGCCGGAATTGCAAACTTGAACCGTCTGGCCTATGACAGGTTTACGAACCCATATGCATCTGTAAATGTATTGGGCCGTCGTGTTGGCGGCGATGCAGCCACTGGACAGCTCCGCGAAGGTCTATCTGCGGGGGACATGACCAGCCGTGGTATGGTAGCTGCGCAGCGCAGACCCATGTCTGGGCAGGAAATGGCAGGCCGAGGCATATTTAGTATACTCGCTGCGGGGACACCTGTTGGATTACTTACTGGTGCGCTGAGAAAAGATCCATTGGCAATCCAAGGCACAGAGTTTTACGACTCCACACTTGATCCAGCCAGTGAAGATTTCACAGGATCAAGCGGGATGTTTAGTAATATGTTGAAGCCACTTACAGGTGGTATTACATATGGTGATGTAGAGCCGAAGATAAGCCCAATGGTAGAGGGCGCAAAACAGTTTTTCCAAGCGGGGCTAAAAAGATGAAAATAGAAATAAAACTTATCCCTGACGGTCTGGATCTGGCTAAAGAAATTCAAGACGGAACTCCTGTGGATCAAATGCAGGGAGAGTGCCCTGCTGCGACACAAGATTTAGACTTAAATCTTGAGAACAGGCAAAAGGCGATTGATGAGTATGGGTATGGTCCTCTGAATCCAAACCTTGATGATACAGGTAAGAACGATAGCTTCTGGCAGAAAATAGCGAACACATTTAATACAGAAATAGAGGCTGCAAAAGACAGCCGATGCGGTAATTGTGCGGCCTTTAACCTAACGTCAAAAATAAAAGATTGCATTGCTGAAGGCATTGGTATGGATGGTGGTGCAGATCCATATGCATCTGTGGATGCGGGTGACATAGGGTACTGTCAGTTTATAAAGTTCAAATGTGCGTCCATGCGTGTGTGTAATGCTTGGGTTTCTGGTGGTCCAATAACTGATATGAACATGAAGGACAACCACGAGCCTTGCGGCTGTTCGTAAAAGACTGCTATAGAAGGGGCAAATGGACGTAATACAATTTTTATCAAGGTATCGTAAAGCCTTGCAAACTCGTGTGGACGATATTAGCATTTCCGTGACAAGCGGCAGTGCATCCGATATCGGACAATACCGCGCAATGGTTGGTGAGATTCAGGGACTCACCTACGCATTAGATGAACTCCAAACCCTGCTAAAAAAGGTAAACTATGACGAAGACTCTATTCGTTCCTGACCACATAATACGGCAACAGCAAGCCAAAAAAGAAGCTGAACAACTAGCAAAAAATAAACCTATCACAGAACGTGTGCCGCAACCCACAGGCTGGCGCATTCTTGTTATGCCGTATGCAGGTAAAGACAAGACTGAAGGTGGTGTTTATGTGCCGGATCAAGCCAAAGACCGAGAAGCACGGGGCACAATGGTAGCCTATGTGGTTAAGGTCGGGCCGCTTGCCTACAAAGATCAAGACAAATTTGGTCCTGATTCCGAGCCTTGGTGCAAGGAAGGTGATTGGATTTGTATTGGTCGTTACGCTGGATCTCGTTTTAATATTGAAGGCGGCGAGGTTCGTATTATCAATGACGATGAGGTCATTGCAACTATTGTCGATCCAGACGACATAAAGACATACGGAGCTTAGTATGCAAAACAATCTTGCTGAGAAAGAAGAAGAACTAGAAGTCGTAGAGGCTGAACAGGAAGAGGAGCAGCAAGAGGCTGCTCCAGCAGAGGAAACCGCAGAGCAGGAAACCGCAGCTTCTGAAGATGATGAGCTTGAGCAGTATTCTGATTCTGTCCAGCGTAGAATTAGTAAACTTACCAACCGCTTTCGGGAAGAAGAGAGACAGCGACAAGCTGCTTTGGAGTACGCCGAGGCTGTAAAAAAGCAGAACGACGAACTCAAGTCACGACTTGATAAGCTTGATCAGTCGTATGTTGGTGAGTTTGGCAGCAGACTGGAGTCCGAGGTCACGACAGCCAAGGAATCATACCGCAAAGCCTATGAAGACGGTGACGCGGATGCCATGTTTGAGGCCCAGCAAAAGATTAGTCAACTTGCCCTAGAACAGGCTAGGTATGCAGAAGCAAAGCGGCGTAATGAAGAGAGGGCTGAACAGCCGGCGCAAGAAGTCGCGCAGCAGCCTGCACCGCAGCAGCAAGCCCAGCCAGATCCAAAAGCGGAGTCTTGGGCAAAAAACAACGAATGGTTCGGTACTGATCAAACAATGACCTATGCTGCTTTTGGCATACATAGGCAATTAATTGAGGATGAAGGATTTGACCCAACCTCAGATGAGTATTATACTGAGCTTGACAAACGAGTTCGCGTTGAGTTTCCACACAAGTTCAAGGAGACAAAACGTGACTCTGGACCCAGAGTCGCTTCTGCTGAGTCCACGGCGTCAAAGTCGTCGTCACCAAAGGGGCGCAGAACAGTCAAACTGTCTCCTTCGCAGATTGCCATTGCGAAACGACTGAATGTTCCGCTTGAAGAATATGCAAAGTATGTAAAGGAGTAGAAAATGGCTGAAAGAACTACACGCGAATCAAAGAGTCGCGCAAACACCCAACGGCGCAAGCCTTGGGCACCACCTTCAAAGCTGGAAGCACCAGAACCACCAGCAGGGTACAAGCATCGTTGGATCAGAACTGCCATTCGTGGTGAGGATGATAAAACAAATGTACACTCAAAGATGCGTGAGGGATGGGAACCAGTTCGTGCAGATGAATATCCTGACGAAATGGATCGTTATCCAGTGCTTGAAGAGGGTAAGAATGCAGGAATTATTGGTGTCGGCGGACTAATGCTGTGCCGTATTCCTGAAGAAACGGTAGAGGAAAGAACTGAATATTTTCGGGAGCAGACCCGCAACCAAATCAAGGCCGTTGATGAGAACCTAATGAGGGAACAACATCCCTCTATGCCCATCCATAATGATAGGCAAAGTCGTGTATCTTTTGGTGGTAAGTAACCACCTAACTTAGAGAGAAAGGTAGCATTATGGCAAACGTCAATGTTGCATTCGGCATGAAGCCGATTAATAACGCAGGTAGCACACCAGCTACAGGCGGTACTAATGCATACTTGATCGCCAGTGATGCGTCGGCAATCTATCAGGGTTCTGCGGTAAAAGCTGTTAATGGCGGTTCAATCGCCATTGGTTCTGCTTCCGGGGACACTGTAGCATTTGTTGGCGTTTTTGCTGGTTGTGAGTATGTATCTTCGTCAACAGGGAAAAAAGTCTTTTCAAATTTCTGGCCTGGTTCAGGGGCGGACACAAACTTCGATATTATCGGATTTGTGTACGACAACCCGCTCCAGCGTTTTGTAATTTGTACAGACGCTTCTTTCACGGATCAGGCAACCGCTGAAGCAGCTATTTTTGAAAGCACAATGTTCAATAGCGGCGCAGGCGGAAGCACAACAACAGGTATTTCCAACGCACAGTTGGATGTAGCTACGTTGGATTCATCCAATACCTCACTTCCTCTGAAGATTGTAGGTATTCAGGATGATGCAGACAACGAAGACTACGCTGCTGCTGGTCTGCCTGTGATTGTGATGTTCAACAACCACGCACTGCTTCAGGCCGATTCTGAAGCGGCAATTTCATAGGGAGGCTAGACAATGGCTATTTCTCGCGCACAACTCGCCAAAGAACTAGAACCAGGCCTCAACGCCCTCTTTGGTATGGAATACAACCGCTACGAAGGTCAGCATGCTGAGATCTTTGACACCGAGTCATCAGACCGGGCGTTTGAAGAAGAAGTTATGCTGTCAGGTTTCGGTGCAGCCCCTGTGAAAAACGAGGGTTCTGGAATCTCCTATGACGATGCAAATGAGGCGTATACCGCACGGTATAACCACGAGACCATCGCAATGGGCTTTTCAATCACGGAAGAGGCTATCGAAGATAACCTTTATGACCGTCTTGGTGCCCGCTATACACGCGCTCTTGCTCGTTCTATGGCACACACCAAGCAGGTTAAGGCTGCTTCTGTCCTCAACAATGGCTTCTCCGCTGGCGCATTTGCTGGTGGTGACGGTGTAGCTCTTATGGCGACAAACCACCCGCTCACAAGCGGTGGCACGTTCTCAAACGAGCCAGCAACTGCCTCAGACCTTAATGAGACTTCACTTGAAGACGCTCTTATCAGCATCGCTGGTTTCGTTGACGAGCGTGGACTCATCATTGCTCTTCGCGGCATGAAACTGATTGTTCCACGTCAACTGCAATTCGTTGCAGAGCGTCTGCTTGTTTCTAACCTCCGTGTTGGAACAGCCGACAACGACGTGAACGCGCTGAAGTCAATGGGCATGCTGCCTGAAGGCTATGTAGTCAACGACTACCTGACCGACACAGATGCATTCTTCATCAAGACTGATGCACCTAACGGTCTGAAGCACTTTGAGCGTACAGCCCTGTCAACCAACATGGACCCAGACTTCGACACTGGTAACATGCGGTTCAAGGCTCGTGAGCGTTACAGCTTCGGCTTCTCAGACCCACGTTGTGTATTCGGTTCACCCGGAGCATAACTGTAGGCACAAAGAAACTAGAGGGCGGCTTCCATGCCGCCCTTTTTTATTGTATAGTTACTTATCCCTGACAGCCGCACAGCGTGGCTGACACTAGCCACGACAGGAGTACAAAATGGCTACAACTACTTTCTCTGGTCCTATTAAGGCCGGAACGATTAAGAACACAACAGGCACAACACTTGGCACTAACATTGCCAATGTCGGTCAGGTTGTTATGGCTCAAACATTCTCAGTAGATCTTTCTGGTGGTGCAGTCGCAGCATCTGTAACTGACGTTGTTATCCCAGCAAACTCTCAAATTATTGACTGTGTGATTGATGTTATCACCGCAGCTAACACTGCAACTAACCTTAGTGTTGGTGACACTGTTGGTGGTGCTGCTACCATTCTCAACACGTTTGCAATCGGAACAACTGCTGGTCGCAAGTATCCAACAACTCAAGCTGGCGCTGCATTGGCGTGGCAGGACACAGGAACAGCGGACATTCGTTTGACTGTAACTGGCTCCGCTGCAACAAACGCAGGTCTTGTTCGTGTTACAATCCTGTACCAGCAGAATAACAACCTTGCTTAATAGGAGGGCACAATGGCTGCTTCTATTACAGCAAAGACTGCTACAGCTACAGGCACATTGCAGGGTGGTAGAACTCGTCTAAAGGCTTTCTATGTAAAGACAGCCTCTAGTGGGTCACCCGCCGTTGTGTTTAAGAACGGGAGCGGTGGTGCAACATTGTTGTCAATGGTGTTTCATACATCAGACGACAATCAAATCACCATTCCTGATCACGGCATGATCTTCGATGATGAGTGTCATGTAACGCTCACTAACGTAGACTCTATCACTGGGTTCTTTGGCTAATGGCTAGAAAGCCATCAAAGATGCCCAAGCGCAACAAAAAGAATTTCCGCTCCACTAAATCTGGAGCGGGAATGACTAAGGCTGGTGTTGCAGCGTATCGTCGTAAAAACCCGGGAAGCAAGCTTCAAACAGCGGTGACTGAGAGCAAGCCTAGCAAATCTCGTGCAAAGCGCCGCAAGTCATACTGCTCGCGTTCTGCTGGTCAGATGAAGATGCATAACATCAGTTGCAAGAAGACCCCTAAAAAACGTATCTGTGCAGCTCGTCGGAGATGGAAATGCTAAATATAGGAGTTACTGCAATCCTGGGTTTTGTTGCTTGGATAGCTCTGTCCGTAGTTGAGCTAAAGACAGACACGGCTGTTATAAGCGTCAAGGTTGATGAAAACCACAAGATGCTCACTACTTTGTGGGAAGACTACATAGAGAGGAATAAAGATGGGAATCTCGCGTGGGTCGCTCGAAAGCCAAATATCAAAGCCGCCCCAGAAGAAAAAGTTCAAGAAGGTTCGTAAGGCTAAAAAACCAAAGAGGCAGAAATGAGCAAGAAGGATGCATGCTATCACAAAGTTAAACGCCGCTATAAGGTCTTCCCGTCGGCGTATGCAAGCGGTGCCATCGCAAAATGCCGAAAAGTTGGCGCAGCAAACTGGGGTAACAGCAAAAAGAAAGCAACCGGCGGAACGTACAAGTACCGCACAACAAAGATTTATTGACCGCGATGATACATGTGTTTGTCTTAATGGTGTACCTGGGGACGGGTGAAGACAGACGCTTAACAAGTGCAGATATGCATTTTAGATCTGTTACAGAATGTAACTATTTTGCTGCCGAGGTTTCAAAGAGGTACGGAAACTACGGCTATAAAGACTACATAGATCCGAAGGACCGCGTCACTGCTTACTGTGTGCCAAAGTACGTCAAGGAAGGAAGCGTGGAGGTGTATTAATGGATCCAGTATCAGCGATGGCAGCAGCTTCCGCAGCTTTTGGCGCAATCAAAAAAGGTATGCAGGTAGGACGTGATATTGAGTCGATGGCTTCCGACTTGTCACGGTGGATGGGTGCGCTCAGTGACCTGGATATGCTGGAGAAAGAAGCTAAGAACCCTCCTCTGTTTAAAAAACTGTTCGCTGGTAAATCTGTTGAACAAGAGGCAATAGAAACCTTTGCGGCTAAAGAAAAGGCTGAACAGCAAAGACGAGAGCTTCAACAATGGATTGGCCTTACTCTTGGCAAGTCCAAATGGGACTCCCTTGTGAAAATGGAAGGTCAGATCCGAAAGCAGCGCCAGGAAACATTGTATCGTCAGAGGCAACGTAGGCGCAAATTTGTTGAGATTGTGGCGTGGATTTTAGTGGCCTGTGTAGGGTCAGGGGTTTTACTGGGTTTTGTAATGTTCCTAAAAAGTGCAGCTAACGCAGCATCCATACCGGAGTATGTAGATTGCCGACTCAAAGGTTGTGAGCTTATAGACGGGCAGCGTGTATGTATA